CCGAATCGACGTCAAAGGCCGGGATGTAGGAACGCATAAGCGCCTGCAATGCGGCAAAGGGCGCGACGGACGCCTGCACCGTCGCCATGAAGCGGGGTCGGTTTTGGTGTTCCGTCGTGATGAGAGCGAGGTATTCGTCGGTCGTCATGTCACAATCACCGTCACATTAGTTGCGGGGTCGCAGTCGGCAATTTCATTGAATGCCAGCGTGATGTTTGAGGTGCCGAATGACCCGGCGTTTTTCTTAATCCGAATCTGCGTCACGTCAAAGGTGTCGGCCAGTTCCGGGTTATTCAGCAGGTTAGCCGGGACGAACAGCTTAGTGATGAACACATCGTCACCGATTTCCAGCCCCTCGATGTAGTTGGCAACGGCGGCCTGAATCAGCGCGGCGGTTGTGCTGAGGTATCCAGCGCGGGCCGTGAGCGACACTTCGACGCCGATGGTTGCCACCGTTGGGCGGTAGAACTTGATGATGTTCGGGATGTTGTATTGGTCGTAAACCGTCACCGAGGTCGTGCCGTAGGTGCCGGTTCCGGCGGGCTTCTTGTTGGCGATGGCGTCGGCAATCTGCGTCGTGTCGCCACCTTCCACCACCAGCGAGATTGAATGCGCCGGGATGCCGTCGGCGTTGGTCGTCGCGGTGTCGTTTTCGTAGCCGCGATACCGGGACACCCCTTCGAGGCTTGCCACCGCCCCAACGATGCCCTCCATGACGGTTTGCGACGGAATCATGGTCGAGTTGGTTTGACGGCGGCGAAGCTGCGCGTCCGATTCCACCGGGTCGCCCTCAGTCGCGGCGGCCAAGTTCGTGACCGACTGCCAGCCGATTGTCGGGGTCGCAATCTTCGTGATGGTGTTCGCTGCCGCTGAGATAGCGCCGACTTGCGCGGCGGTCGCGGTCACGGTGATTTCACCGCCCACCGGAATCGTGACCGATGCCGGGAGGTTCCACTTCTGCCCTAGCGTGTCTTCGGCCTGCCCGTTCGTGATGATGCTGCCAGCCTGCCCGATGATTCGGAGGTCGGCAGTCGAGAAGGACGGGCTGAGTCGGCGGATGCCGTTGATTTTGACGTTGCGGGTCAGGGCGTCCGATTGCGCGGTCAGGGGTGAGAAGCTGTTGTAAACGGCGGCGGCCACTTGCATCGTGTCGAACATTGCCAGCGCCATGACGGCAACCCATTGGCCGTCCTGAGAGTCTGCTTCGAGGTAAACGTCTTCGCCGTAGATGGTGCGGTATTCGGCCTTAAGTTGCTCAAGGACGGTCGGGTAGTCAGGGAATACGACCCCGTTCTCATTCAGGAAAAACAAGTCGGAAATCGCCATTACAAGACCCCCTGCACGGTTGCCGTGCCAAATGCCGTATTCACCACGGCGTCAACAGTCACCCGGCGGGTGTCAGGGTCGCGCACCATGTTAAATTCGTCGATTGTCGTGACCCCCTCAGTCCCGAGGATGCGGCGACGAATTGCCGGTTCCACGGTCGCGGAGGTGTGCATTCCAAGGATGGCCTGTTGGTAAGGCGTCCCTTCGGTTGTGTCGATGAACCACTCCCCGAGCCACAACCGTAGCCGGGTCAGTATCGCTTGGGCCGGGGCCTCCGGGACGTCGCGCCAAAAATCGGCTTGCTGGTTCCCGAATATCATGTCCCCATTTGAATCTAATTTGCGGTATCTCATACTTGACATTATCCTGATTAGTTGGTTGGGCCGCCAGTATTTGATGGCCCTGATTGCACCCCGGTGTGCTTATGAGTTCCGAACACAATGCCGCCAATCGAGAACGAGCCGCTTGCCTGCGTGACCTGCCCATTGAGCGCAATGGTCGGGGCCGTCACATTCACGGCGCTTGAGCCATTCAGATTGATGGTCGGGGCCTCGATGTCGATTGCCGATGCGCCCACCACGCGAGCCTTGCCGCCGGGCGTAATCTCAACGTAGGTCGTGCCAGCGGTGTCCCGAAGCTGAACGTTCGTTGAACTGACGTTCGCAAACTTCTTCGGCTGCGAGGTCGGGGCCAGTATTGCGAAGCCGTCGCTAAGGTCGTGCATGCGGGCCTCAGCGGGAGCGCCAACACCGCCCGACTGCCACCATGAGTCGATGCACCGAGCGCCGAACACCACCAACACTTCGTCGCCCACCGCAATCGGGAAGGTCAGGGCGAATCCACCGGCCCGAGGCCATACGATAGGGACATCGACCAAAAGCGGAAGGTTCACGGTTTGCGTCGTGCCGTCCGGGTTCGAAAGCGTCCCCTGAATGGCGGGCTGCACCGACAGCGTTTGCGCGGCCAGATTCACCGCCTGCACGATGGCCGGGGTAGCCGTCCAAATCTGCGACTGCGCGTTTTCCAGCGCAAGCCGCAATGATTCTTCGGGGTCGTCTAGTCGTTCGTCGCGGTTCATGATGGCTTCACCTGCTTCCCGGGCGGGGCAGTCTCATCGACATCAAGGCAAACGATGTTGGAATACCAGTCGTTGCCCCGGGTGTCCCCCGCGTGCTCAATGGTCAGGACGCGATACACCCCGTCGCTTGCAATCGACGCGGGCTTGTTCGCCTCCGCTTTTTTGTCGGTGTCGGGTAGCTTGGCCTCCGCGACGTCCTTTTCGTCAATCATGACCTTGCCGCCAATCTTGAGCAGGGGATTGAGCAAGCAGCGCACGGTGATACCGTCGTTCGTTTGCTCAGGCGTCCCGATAAGACCCGACTTGCTGTTCAAGAGGATGGCCTGATTCGGGAGCGTCCCGGTCAGGGATACCAGTTGCAGCTTGCCGTCTTGGATGCTCCAAGTCGTCGATGACGCCTCAGCCGATTGCCGTAAGTAGTCCCGGGCCATGCCATACATTACCTTGCCCCGTGGGAGGGCCTGAGCGCCCGTTTCGGCCACATACCCTACACCTACCCCTCGACCGGCCATTGCGTTGCCTGCCGCGCTGATTTGGTCGCTTTGCTTGGCCCCCGCTGCGAGGGTCGTGTTCACCACCGCGAAGTTGTAAGCGTCGTCCCCGTCACCGGCTGCGATGTCGATGTAGGTGTCGGTTCCGTTTTCACGCCCGAACCGCACCTGCTTGATGTTGCCGGTGAAGATGATGCCGTAGTTCGACTCATACCCGGCTTGCAGGGTGACGGTCTTGAACTCTTGGCGAATCTGCTTGGCAGTCTCCGGCGCGAGGTTATACACCCGGATTTCAGCCGTGTTCGGGGTCTGAGCGTCCGATTTCTTGGTCTTGAACACGATTCGCATGGGCGAAAGGTCTAGCCCCTCCCCGGAAGCACCGGCTACGATTAGGGTGCATTTGCGAATGTATTGAAGCTGGCTCACGCCTCATCCTCCACCAAGTAATACAGTTGGCCCTCGATGCCGAGGTTTTTCCAGCGTCGGGGGCGCGTCCGCGTTGCCTTCGGTGTAGCAAAACGAGCGTCCCGGGAATNNCGACGTGCCGGTATTGCGAAAGCAAATCCACGCCCGTCACCGACGCGGCATGCAGGTAATCAGCGGTTGCTGCGTGATACCGTCCCGGATGCAGAGTTGCCACGCGGGCATTTCCGGGTTCCAGCGGCAAATCATCTGATAGGCGCGTTCGCCTAAGTCGATGTCGAAAATCTGAGGCTCATTGATGAGGGGGATACGGAAAAGTCGTTGGGCCATGTCGTCACCCCGCCAATGCCCGAAGGGCGCTTCGTTTTTTCGGATTCACTTCCTCAGTCGCGTTCTTCTTGCCCGCGTTCTGAGTCGCCCCGGTCTTGCCCGGGTTCTTCTGTTGCTTGCGCGGTGGAACCGTCACCACTTCGAGGGCGGTCACGAAGATTTCCACAAAGTCCGCATTGATGCTCAGGACGTTTTCCGTGAATGCGTCGGTAGTCACCCCGAGCGACTTGAACAGCATGTTCGAATAGATGCGCTTGCCGGTCACGATGTCGAACGGCTCCCGGCTTGCCTGCAAGTCGATAAGCGCCTGATATGTTTCGGCCAGCGGGCGGTCGTCCGAGTTCCACATGACCTTCATGCTCAGATTCGCGGGCTTCACATAGGCATGGTCGGTAATCGACGCGCCTTGCTGCACCGGGTGTTGCGTAATCTCGAGTTCGTCGCTTGCCACTTCCTCGATGGTCACGGTCGCGGACAGGCCAGCGATTGCGCGACGCGGAAAAAAGGTCACCAGTTCGCTTCGTTCGAATAGGCTCATCGTGCGGCCCCCCTCATGTTCCGGGCCATGTCAGCATTCACCCGGTTTTGTTGGCCCGCAACAGCGCGGGCAGTTGCGTCAGGGCTTCCTGAGCCTTGGACGACGATTTGGGTTTGCTGATTGACGTTTTGGTTTCCACCCGTGACCGCCGCTGCCGCTTGAGGGCTTGGGGCGAGAGAAGGAGCGCCGGTATTTGCGCCGGTTGCTTTTGCCGCATTCTGAGAGCCTCCGAAGCCAAAGAACTCAGCGATGGCACCGCCAATCTCTTTGACCTTGTTGAACCCCGCCAAAATCCAGTCGAAAAAGCCCGAGAACCACCCCTTTACGGTTTCCCAATTTTCAATCAGCAGGTATCCAGCGGCGATGAGGCCCGCAATCGCAAGCACCACCAGCCCAATCGGGTTCGCGGCCATGACGGCATTGAACGCGGCCATGACAATCTTGGCAACGCCCATAACCGTGTTGAACACGCCCACGGCTGCCGTCCATGCGGCCATTGCGCCCTGAGCGAACGCGATAGCGGCGGCCTTTGCGAATATGGCGGCCTTCACGGCCACCAGCCCGGCAAGCAGTCCGGCCAAGATGGCGGTCACCCCTTGCAGGACGATGCCGAAGCCGCTGCCCCAATCAATCAGCGAGTCCCCGCCCTCCTTAAACGTCAGGAAGTCGTCAATCAGCAGGGCAACGATGGTCGCCAGCGACAGCAACATCCCGAGGGGAGTAGCAAGGAAAGACAGGTTCAAGAACTTCCACGCGGCGGCGGCGGCCAGCAAGTAGCCCGCCCAACCGTCGGTCGCGTCGTTCATCTTCACGAACCACCCGAGGATGGTTGCAATCCCCGAGCCAATGCGGGCGGCCAGCGTGATGAAGGCTTCCGCGATTCGAAGGATGAGCGAGAAAATCGGCTGCACCGCCCCGATGATTTTCGGGAGGTTTTGCACAAGGAATTGCCGCACCGTGTCGATGCCCCGGGCAATCTGAGGCATGAACTTGATGGCAACAGCCGTCTTCACCGCGTCGAAGGTCATGCTCAGGCGGTCAAGGGCGTCATTGAATGCGCCGCTGGCCTCAGCCGCTTGGTTCAAATCGACCCCGGCGGCCTTGTAAAGCGCGTCGAACTCACCGGCCAGTTCTTGCATGCCCCCGGTGATAGCGCCAATCATCGAGGGGTCAATCCCGAGCTTGCTCAGAACGGCCACCTGCTCTTGACGCGACAGGTCTTTGATTTTGTCGCCCACCTCAGCGAGTAGTTGCGAGGTCGGCTTGAGTTCGCCGGATGCGTCCTTGGCGCTCAGTCCGAGGTCGGCAAATACTTTGGCCCCGCGCCCGATGCCCTGCGCGGCTTCGCCCGCGATGCGCCCGAGGTTCTCCATTGCAGAAGCAGCGGCCTCCGCGCTGGAACCGGACAGGGTTGCGACGTATTGCAGTCGCATGAGTTCTTCGGCGGTCGTGCCGATTCGGTCGGCGGTGTCTCCGATAGCGTCGAGCCGGTTCGCAACCGACCCCACAAANGCAACNACCGCCCCGGCGGCGGCCACGGATGCGGCACCNAAGGCGGCCACCTTGAGGGANGCCGACTTGATGCCTTNGTCGAATTTTTTNAGTCCCGCTTCATCGACCTGAAAGCCGAGGCCGACAAGGAACTCCTTGATTACTGCCCCACTCATTTGTTCGCCTCGCGGTATCTCATCTCATTTTCCTCTTGAACATCCAAGGCGTCGTTCAACAGGGCAACATCCGCAAGGCTGAGAGTGCAGTCAATCAAACTTTCATACTTGCAGAGTCCCCGAAGAACGGGCCTCAATAACCAATCCTCCCCATCGGGAAGCGTCACCCATTGGACGGGTCGCTTGCTTTCCGGGCCGCTTCTTTCAAATCCGAGGGGAGTGCGGCGAAAAAACCCGACATATTGAACTCAAGCGCCTTCCACGCCAGTTGCAGCATGCCAACCATGTCGAGGTCGGCATACATGAGCGTGTCGCCAGTGCTTACCGGCCCCCAACCCGTCCCTTGGGGCTGCTTCCGGCTCACGACGGCCAACAGCCCGAACAGGCAGTAGTCGGCGTCCGCGTCTGAGAGTTTTGCAATCGCGTTTGCCAGCGGGGGGTAGGGCGTCGAGGCCCCCCATTTTTCCACCGGCAGCGGCGGGAGCGATTTCACCAAGCACGGGGGCAAGCCTGCGGACGATGTGGAATTGCGAACGAGCGTCAATCTTGCCCGTCCGGTAGGTCTGCCCATTGAGTTCAAATTCCATAGGTTAAATCTCCGGTGTGCCGACGCCCAAAACTCTGAGTCGTCTTGGTTGCGTCGAATGTCCATTCCATCATGCCGCCTTCTTTCGAATACGTCACGGTCGGGCGCTTCTTGAACGCCGCATTGGTCAGCACAATCGCGTCACCGCGCACCACGTCGCGCACCGTAATCACGTTCTTGCCGTGAGTCAGGCT